TTAATTTTAGATCAACAAAAATAATTCATGCAGATTTAAAAAACGGCAGTTCATATAGCTACTTATGGTTAGGTAATGATAAGTTTGCACAAGTGTTTAACGAATGGGATTTTGAAAATGACGAAGGCAAGTTCAAAGGATTTATGGAATTTGACTGTCGTGTTGGATTTACTATTGAACATGACGAGTTGAGCAAAGAACAAGATATTATCGGCAGAAGTTTTGACGACGGGTTGCCAAACTCAGAAATAATAGATTATGAACTAGAAGAAGTAATTTGGAAATTTGAGGAGAGAGAAGATGAAATCAACAATTAAAAAGAAACTACTTACTACTTTAAAAAACGTAGAATTTTTGGTAGATCAAAATAAGAAGATCCCGCCAAAACAAATATTAACTTTACCTTTGGGTAAACTAGATACCCCGATTACAACGGGACGAGAATTACTGTCGTATCTCGAAGAACATTTGAATACCAAACGTTACGATTTCAGAAAGCGTGGTCGAGGCAGTAGACCAAGAGGTTATGTAAGTGATCTGCCTATAGATATGGCAGAAAAAGTAGCTATTTATTCAAACGAAAAATCCCGAATTGCAAACCTAGAGCAAGAGTTTTATGCCAAAGAACGTAGCCGTTGGCAAGTATGTAATGCCGTCTTTGAATTAAAGAAAAGGTTAAAGGATCATGCCGAAAGATTTGAGAATGATTTTGTTATTAGAGAGAAACAGAAAAAGAAAGGAAAAAACAATGAGAGATAAAATACGACAAGCTAAGGATTATATACTCAAACTCGATAGTTATGATGAAACTCTTTGGGACTTTTTTGAAGAAAACGGCGACGTCTTTAATGGGGACGCAAAAGATTTAAACAAATCATTTGTGCGTGGTTGCAATGTATATATTGATAACCCTAAAGAGTTTGATAGTTATGATAGTGGTTGGATTGACGCTTGTGGTTGGAGTATTAGAAGTTTAGCCGATTGGATATGCGAAAAAGATAAAGGAGAGAATAATGAGTAAGGAAGTTTTTTTAAAAAACCATGAAGGTATTAGTAATGTTTTTATGAAGAAATTTAAAAATACGGGTGATGTTGATTTAGATTATTTACTTGAAACTAAAAGTATAACTAAAAAATTATACAAAAAAATGCAAGGTAAAGATATTTATGAGATTGGATATAGATATCCACATGATTCATATCCAAGTGCAGGTAGTTATTGGTTTGGAAATAAAAAAGAAAGAGATGAATTTTGGAATGAAGAATTATCAAAATATAAGGAGTGAATGATGAAAACTTGGACTAGCGTAATTACATATTCTGTATTGGATATGGGTAGAGAATGTGAAACAGAAGAAGAATATAAAGAATGGGTTAAACAGTCTTTCAAGGAAGAACATAATATAGAACTTGGAGATAATGAAATATCCGATATTGAATATGAGGAGATCAATAAGAAATGATAACATTACAAAGAATAAAAAATATCGCAGAAGATATTATTGCAGATGATGAATGGGTAAATGATAGTCATACTCAATCAGAACATGCAGGTATCAAGGCAGGACTATATGCTTTGATAAATCACTTAGAAGAAACGGAGGGGAAAACATGAGTAATGAATTTGAAGTACATTGTTTTGGTAATTTGTCTATTGAAGAATTAGAAGAATATAAAGAAGATTTTCTTTCTATGTGTGATAGCGAAATACAAGCAAAAACAATAGCAAAAGAATTTGATGAACTTTCTATAAAAGAGTTTGCTGATAAATACCCAAACAATTCTCACATATGGGCAAATGATTGTGTTGCAGACCGAATCCATGGCATTTTATCTTCATGGGAAGATCCTGATCCCGTATATGACAAAGATGGTAGATATAACTGGAGGCAATTGATATTGAATTACTGCAAAGATAAGGAGGGAGAATGAAAAAGAATATTACGAAAGATTGGGAAACCAAAATCTCTAAATTTTTAGTAGGTAAAACTATTAAAAAAATTGAATACCTTTCCGAAGCTGAAACTGAGGAAATGGGTTGGAATAAGATTCCTTTGGTAATTGAATTTACAGATGGCACATGGATTTTTCCAATGTGTGATGATGAAGGTAATGATGGTGGGGCTTTAGCTACTAGCAATAAAGACCTATACACTATTCCTGTAATGTGGAATAGATAAGGAGGAAGAATGAGTAAATTAAAGAATTTTTTAACAGACGATTTACAAAAGCTGGAAAAGGCTTATACAGAAATTGACAACATAATTGCTGATAGAGTTCATTACATAAAAGAAGATACTAAGATTTCAGAACATTTGGAAACACTAGAAAAATTTTTATTGTATTGGCAACATCATCATAAAAAATTATAGGATATGAATGATGAGTGATATATATACAATTAAAGATGTGTTAAAGGTTGGCAACCTTTTAGACAATGGAACTAACTTTAAATGTATCAAATGCGATAAAAAAGGAGAAATGACTTATCAAGCATTGCCTTTTGAATCAAGTGAATATGGCTTTGATTACAGTTGTGGTTGGTGTGGAGAATGGCAAATAGAAGAGGAAGCATGAGTAAGCCTAAATACATACGAGCAACATATCATCAAACGATAGAATTTGACTTAGAAGAGTTGGGTATTGATTGGGATAAAGTAGATTATTATTCAATTAAACACTCTGAATTAGATATTTATTATACAGATGGAACTACAAAAACTTTTCAAATTACTACAGAGCATGAGATTGATTGGAAAAGTGTAGATAGTGTAGCAGTCTTAGATGAATATTGGAATGAGGTGAATAATGAGTAAAAAGTTCAAAGATTTTTATAAATGGTCGTCTGATAAGTTAAATGAACTAGGTAATTTAGATCATACAAGCAAAGAGGCAGAAGAAATAAAAATAGAAATGGGATATTCTTCTGATGCAGACTATTGGGATATAAACCATGATGTAGTAAAGATAAGAGATGTTGTTGATTGGTATGAAGAATGGAAACAAAAGGGGTGGTGATGAAAACAATTAAATTTACACAAGAAGAAATAAATCAATTATATAACGCACTTGAAACTATACCAGGTGAAATTTATGCAGAGTGTGATACACCAGATGATCCAGACAAAGAATTATTATCTGCGATACAAAAACTCAAACAAAAGAGATCAAGTTAATTTTTATTTTATTTGTGATATATTACCACTTAACGACATAACTGAGTGAGGAGTTAGATATGCTAGGAGAGATTATAAAATTTGAATACGATCAACAAAGTAATTTTCAAACCAATTTTGAAATCTACATACGCAAAGTTTTACAAGAACGTAAAAACTTTAACGAAGATCAAGACTTAGACATACCAGAATTGTATGAAGAATTTAAAAAGAGATATGGCCAATACGATTGCGTATGATTGAACTTTTAATCTTCTTCGTTATCTTGTGGGGCATCTTCTTGGACTTCGTTGACGACAGAAGATTTAAGTGAACTATCGTCTACTAATTCACCTTCAACAACATCTCCCATAATTTGCTTTAGTCTGTTTTCTATTTCTGCCCTACTCATTTGATCAATTTTACCAAATCTTACCTCTTTTCTGTCAACCACTAACCCCCCGACTTTCAATAAACTGTTTTGGGCAGCTATGGCAGCATTATAAGATCCCGACTCTAATGCTTTGTCCCGAATGTCGTATAGATCTTTGACAGCTCTTTCTTGGTTTAACTCATACTTCTTTCTCACCTCACCCATCAAATAGTTTATTTCTTTCTTAACTTCAGGATGATTTAAATTTTTATAAGCCGACTGTCTAGCGTCTTTATAGCCCGACTTACGTGCCGCTTCGACATAACTCATTTGTGGATTATTAACCACATTCCAGACAAAAACTCTTTGTCTGCGATTAAGTTTGTTTGATAAATTGAAAAACTCGATAGCAGGATCTTCAGCTGTATCTAATAAAGGCTCGAAACCTTTTTTGTCTGTGCCAGGCATATTGTGATTATAGTGTTACCGAATGTATGTGTAAAGTATGGGCGCTTAATCTGGCCCTACAGAAACGCCCGACCTCTACACTCTCTAAAGGTGTATAGTGATAACAGTAACACATAATATTTTATATCGTCAAGAAAAATTTTTACTTAATATAGATTTTGATCTAGTTCTCTGACAAAAATGAAAAAAATGATTTTATTGTCAAAGCCTTTGTCTATAAGAGTTTGCGACGACAAGAAAAGTCTGACAAAAACTGACAAAAATACTACTTAGAAATTATAAACCGCTGTCTGTGTCAGGTGGTGTGTCATATAGATCTTGATACACACTTGGATCTGCATATTGAGAAAAGATAACGTCTATTGTATCTACTGTTGCGCTAATATCTTTTTGGGCGTGTACCAGTCTTGAAATGCTATAACTTAAAGCCCAAATACAGCTTTGAACTTCATCTATGCCCTCTTTATTATTGTTATCTATTTCATCACTAATTATCTTAGCTATTTTTGATAT